GCCAGCAGACACAGGTAGCATCAAGCCCAAACACGGCAAACCAAGGCAACAAAGACGATTTGCCATTCTGATGCACGAAACAACGAACCTAAAGATTAAGGACGATGGAAGAAACGAATACCAAAGACAATCCTATTGATGGTTATCGGGAACTGATAATGGCATTGGTACGAAACGGCATAAAGAACGACGGCATAGCGATTGGACGTATCAAGGTGAGGTATGCCAATGACGGCACTCCAACGGGTGTTTTGATTGACTACGAAACAAGGAAAAGGGTGCAAGTATGAGACATGAGGAAGATAGCATACAGATTGCTTGCGTGAATTGGTTTCGCCTACAATATCCAAAGCTCACACGCCTATTGCATCACTCCCCTAACGGTGGCAAGCGAACACGGTACGAAGCGATGGAGTTCAAGCGTATGGGCACGAGGGCAGGTTTCCCTGACTTGATATTATGTTTCCCAGCAAAGGGCTATCACGCTTTGTTCGTGGAAATGAAAACAAAGACAGGACGGCAGCAACCGACACAGAAGCAGATGCAACGTGATTTGGAATGGGCAGGCTATAAATACGTGATATGTCGTTCGCTTGATGACTTTATGAGCGAAATCAATGGCTATTTACGTTGAATTTTGTTAAATACGAATAACAAGGGTGCTTTACAAGTACCCTTTTATTATTTTTGCATATTGGAGAAGAATAATGAAAGATGGATAAGACGAAAGACAACAATAACATCGAAACGAAGTTTGTTTCTCTCCCCTTGTCGGTAATTGAGCCGAATGATGGGCAGCTTGACGGACTTCCTGCCAATCCACGAAGCATAACGGACGAAAAGTTGAGGCTCTTGAAACAGAATATTCAAGAATACCCCGAAATGCTTTCTTTGCGTGGTCTGATGGTCTATCCGCTCGACGGTGGACGATATATCACCATCGGAGGAAATATGCGCTTACGGGCGTTGCAATCGCTTGGCTACACCGAAGCCCCGTGCATCATAATCCCAAAAGAAACATCCATCGACCAGCTAAAGGCCTACTCCGTAATTGACAACAGCGGCTTTGGTAAGTGGGATTGGGATATGCTTGCAAACGAATGGGACGAAAAGCAACTGACCGATTGGGGCGTGGACTTGCCGATATTGCCAACCGAAGAAAAGACGGAAAAAGATTTGAGCGACAAGGTGGGCGACACATTCGAGGTTGTCGTTGAATGTTCAAGCGAGTTAGAGCAAGAAAAAGTGTTTAACGAATTGATGGAAGGAGGTTACAAATGCCGAGTTTTGACATTGTAAAACACGTTGCGCCAAAAGAGACATTCCGCACGCAATCGGTTATTGGCGCATTTGACATTGACGTAAACCATATTGACGAGCATTTCAAGGGCTCTATCGACATTGAGGATAGGGAATGGAACGTCGGACTTATCGTCGGTGGTTCGGGCACTGGAAAGACGACCATTGCCCGTGAGGTGTTCGGCGATTGTATCTTTTATGGTTTCGATACAGGGAATGGCTCTGTTATAGATGCTATGCCTAAAGACGTATCCATAAAAGACATTGAAAAAGCATTTACAAGTGTTGGCTTTGCGTCTCCGCCATCTTGGTTAAAGCCCTATGACGTTTTAAGCAATGGTGAAAAGATGCGTGCCCAATTAGCATATTGTCTCCTTGATGGCAAAGAGCTTGTATGTTTCGACGAGTTTACAAGTGTTGTCAATCGGGAGGTGGCAAAGACATCAAGCGTCGCTATCGCCAAGGCTGTAAGGCGTGCAGGAAAGAAGTTCGTTGCGGTATCGTGCCACGATGACATTGTGGAATGGTTGCAACCCGATTGGATTTACAACACGGACGAGCAACGCTTTTTTTTTGCGCAGGTGAAATCGAGAGACCAAAGATGCAACTTGAAATATACGAAGTGGGGGGGTGCAAATAAAGCAGCAATATGGAAAACCTTTCGCAAGTATCACTATCTGAACACCGACCTGCACCAAGCAGCACGGCAGTTTGTCGGAATCATCAATGGGGAATTGGTGTGCCATACGGGAATAATTCAGTTCCCTATCCGTAAAGGTTGGAAAAGAGTTCACAGATTAGTCGTATTACCCGACTATCAAGGAATCGGAATCGGCACGACATTCATTCAAAGGGTTGCAGAGATAATAACAAGCGAGGGGCATCGGCTGAACCTGACGACCACGACACCTGCCTTGGTAAAGGCTTTGATTAAGAATAGACATTGGGCGTTGGTTCGGTATGGAAGATGCAAGAATGGTTATGCGAGCGGCACCAAGTCCATAAGAAGCAAGCATATCGCCGATTCAAAGAGTGATAACCGTATAACCTATTCTTTCAATTATATAGATAACCATCAAAAGCAAACAAAGTGGGTTTGACAAATAAAAATGAACCAATATGGCAAAATACAACAAGATAATACTTGGTGAGTGCGTGCGATGGGTAGCCGAACACGGACTTATCGACTATGGCGGCGCAAGGCTGAAAGATTTCCTTGCCACATTCCATATTGAAGATATTACATATCGCCGATGGATGGAGAAGCCAGAGTTCAAGGAAGCCATCAACGACGCAAAGGACGTGTATAAGAAGAACCTTACACACGACCTTGTAACGTCGCTTTCAATGACCGCAAAGGGCTACGAACGTGAGGAAACGGAAACGGAGTATGTGCCGAACCCGAAAGACCCAAGCAAGCCGACGATTAAGAAGTTGAAGAAATCAACGAAGCATTATCAGCCTAACGTCGGTGCAGCTATATTCCTGCTTACCAATCTTGACCCCGAGCACTATCAGAACCGCCAGCGCACGGACGTTGCGTTGAAGAAAGACGATGACAAGCCGATGACGATTGAGGAAATCAACAAGGAAATCGAAAGGCTGGATAAGTTAGACAAAGAAAAGGATAACGAAGAATAACGGGTGCGAAAGTCAAGAATCGAGATAAGGCAACGACTGATGGAATTGAAGCAAGCGAGGCTTAAACTCGAAGCTCCAAACACCTTTTCACGCTTTCTTGGCTACTCTAACCCGAAATACGAGGCAGAATGGTTTCATATCTTGATTGCAAACTATTGCCAAAAGCTATTGGAGGGGGAAGTTAAGAACTTGATGGTATTCGTACCTCCTCAACATGGAAAGAGCGAGATTATATCCCGTAACTTCCCTGCGTGGGCTTTGGGCAAAAACCCCGACTTAAAGATAGTCGGAAGCTCATACTCTTCCGACCTTGCAGAGCAGTTCAGCCGCTCCATACAACGCACGATTGACAGCAAGGAATATCAAGACATATTTCCCGACACGTACCTTAACGGCTCTAATATCCGCACGGACACCAAGGGTTTCTTGCGCAACGTGGATATATTCGAGACCGTTGGGCATCGTGGCTTTTACAAAGCCGTCGGCGTTGGCGGTTCCCTTACGGGTACACCTGTCGATATAGCAATCATCGACGACCCTGTTAAGGACGCAAACGAAGCCAACTCTATCACATATCGGCAACGTGTGTGGGATTGGTACAATACCGTGCTTTCGACCCGTCTGCACAACGATTCAAAGCAGCTGTTCATTATGACCCGTTGGCACGAAGATGACCTTGCAGGGCGCATACTGAAAGCCGAACCGCAGGATTGGACGGTGTTATCAATACCTGCCATCTGCGAGCAAGAGCATGACGGCGCATTGTATTCACCCCGACATATCGGTGATGCGCTATGGGAGAATCGACACTCAAAACGCAAGTTGGAAAAGCAAAAGGCACGTGCGCCCCGTGAGTTCTCGGCATTGTATCAACAGCACCCGACTATCGAGGGCGGTAACATCGTCAAGCGTGATTGGTTTCGCCGTATATCAATGGCAGAGTTCACGGCGATGCGATACAACGAGCCGATGCACTTTTATCTTGATACCGCCTACAACAAGAAAAAGAAGAATCAAGACAATGACCCGTCAGGCATCCTTGCGGCGTGCCGAATACGAAACAATATCTACCTGTACGATGCACAACAGGTATGGAAAGAAATGCCCGACTTATTACGTTTCCTGCCCGACTATATGGAGGCCCACGAGGGGAACAAGGAAAGCATCCTTCATATCGAGCCAAAGGCTAATGGTATAAGCGTCGTGCAGATGTTGCGAGAAATATCCACGTTGAACGTCAAGGAAACGCCTACACCGACCGATGATAAGGAAGTCCGTTTGCGTGCCGTATCGCCACGTATAGAATGCGGACGTGTGTATATCGTTGAGGGGTCGTGGAATGATGACTTTTTGGACGAGGTTTGCGGTTTCCCGTCGCAACCGCATGATGAGTTCGTAGATATATTAGGGTATGCCATCAACGACCTTTACGAAGAAGATTCGGATGTTGACTTCGATAGCCTCGACAAAGGCATGTTCGGTTTGTAATCACAACAACAAAAATAAATGATATGGTACTGTTTGATTTATTCAGAAACTACGTGAACGCATTGGTTGGACGCAATCAAGAGTTCGAGCAGCTCCTTGCCGCAAAGGACATTTCCTCGGTCAAGGACAAAATGGATAACCGTTTTCCCATCGTGGCGGAAGCCATCAAGGAATACAACATCGACACGCACGAGATTATGAAGCGTGAAGATAAGATTATCACCGACAAGAAAGGCAATTTCTTGCGCAAAGAGGCGGTTTGGAAGTTGCCAATCCCCTACCCCGTTTTCATCAATGAGATTTCCGCCGTGTTCCTTTATGGGCGACCCGTCAAGTGGATGCAGCTATCCGAGGGTACAGACGATGCTTTCAAGGCATATCTTGAATTGATGAAAGAAATGCACTTTGACAGCAAGATTAAGCAGTGCAAGCGTATCGCAGGTGCGGAGACCGAAAGCGCAATGTTGTTCCGAACATATCGGGATGATGACGGCTCGCCCAAGGTACAGATTCGGGTTCTTGCGCATAGCAAGGGCGATGAAATCTATATCCGCAAAGACCAATACGAAAACATCATTTCGGCTGCGTGGGGCTACTATGTGCGCGAAGAAAAAGACGAATTGGTGTATCATTTCGACATTTACACACGCGATGTAATCTATCATTGCGCCAAGCGTGCCATCGGCTGGGATGTGGTCGAAGAAACTAACTTTATAGGCAAGATACCCCTTATCCTTTTTTGGCAGGACAAGGAATGGAAAGGGGTTGAAAGGCTAATCCATCGTGAGGAATACATTGCCTCACGCACGGCGGACACCAACGACTATCTTGCCGACCCTATTACGATTATGAATGCCGACATAATCAAGAATATGCCCGAAAAGAAAGAGGCATCGAAGTTGCTTATCACCAACGGGCAGGACGGCGTGGATAAAGCGGCAAAGTACCTTACATGGGATAATGCGCCGCAGTCGAAGAAAGACGAATTGGATTGGCTACAAAACCAAATCCTGCAAAAAACGTTTACGCCGAACATTACCACCGACACATTGAAATCAATCTCCCAATTATCGGGCAAGGCTTTGCGCACGGTGATGCTGCTTGCTGACATAAAAGCATCAAAGCACAAGGAGGTACACAATGAATTGCTCGACCGCATAGCGTCGCTTGTAACGGCTATCATCGGCAACGTGCTTGATGCACACCTGCATACGCAGTGCGAGAACTTGAAGATTGGGCATGAGTTTCAAGAGCCATTCGGTGATGATATTGCGGAGGACTTGAATAACATCACAAGGGCATACGACGCAGGGCTGATTTCGACCGAAACGGCTGTTGAAATGAATCCGCTTGTGAAAGACCCACACCGTGAAATGGAGCGTATCAACCAAGAAGCGGCAGAACGCCAAAAGCAGCAGGAGAATATCTTTGGCGGTGGTGATGACGGTGGCGCAGGCTCGGCAAATAGCGGTGATGAAGAAGATGAGTAATTCTAAGGCATTATGAATATACAAAGTTTTGACCCTGTAATTTATCCTTTTAAGCTATGGATTTGCATTGCTAATGATTTTAGTGATATTGAATCAGCCTTTTACAACTATGACGGAACGGAAATATCCAATCTAAAGGATGACGTTTCAAATTGTGAAGCCTTTACAATCAAAGTTATGGATAAACAATACAACAGCTATGGGGCTTTAATAGTGTTTAGAAGTAAAAAGCGGATGTCTTATGAGATTATTGCGCATGAATGTTCGCACGCTGCAAAATACCTGTGCGACCATTGCGGAATAGAAATCGACACACACGAGCCGTTTGAATATGTAATTGGATGGATGGCGAAATGTTGTGGTAAGGTTAAGAACGGAGTAAAATAATTATTCAATTATGATAGACGGTAAGCAGCATTTAGCCAACAAGAAGAAAGCGGCGGCGCAACGGTTAATCAGAACCGAGGCGTATGCCGAAAAGGTGCGGACTTTGTTTGTCAAGACGGTAAACGAAATCCTTGCCCTTAACAAGACTATGCCAACGCTTGAAGATGGCGTGATGTATTCTTTCGATGGCGATAGCATCAAGAAGCAAAAGGAAGTCGAGGCTTTGTTGCGCCGCTTGTCGTCCACCGTTACCTTGGCCGTGCAGAACGGCATCAAGCTCGAATGGGAGGCCGCCAACAAGGAATGCGACCAATTCGTTGCATCGGTATTCGGCAAAAAGGTGCTTTCTACGCCCGAATTTACCGCCTACATGGATAGGAACACAGCCGCCCGTGATGCGTTCATAGGACGCACGGAAAACGGCTTAGACCTATCAAAACGTGTGTGGAAGTCTGTCAAGCAATTGCGTGAAGAAATGGAAGTTGCCATGACCGTTGCAATCGGTGAGGGTGATAGCGCAAGCTCCATGTCTCGAAAGGTACGTGAATACCTTAACGACCCCGACCTTATGTTTCGCCGCTTTCGTTACAAGAAAGGCGAAAAGGACGTAATAGACCCTACAACGGGTGAAATCGTCGGCACTGAACCAATATACGGTAAGAAGTGGAAAAAGCGTATCAAGGACGAAAAAACGGGCAAATACAAGTGGATAGACTACGACCGTGATACCTATAAAAGCGGAACGGGCGTTTATAAGTCGTCTGCACGCAACGCTATGCGTGTTACCAGGACTGAAACCAACATAGCCTATCGACGTGCCGACCATGAGCGTTGGCAGCAGATGGATTTCGTCTTGGGTCAGAGGGTGCAGCTCTCAAAGAACCACCCGAAGAAAGATATTTGCGACAAACTGCAAGGCGACTATCCGAAAGACTTTGTTTTCGATGGTTGGCATCCTCAATGTTTCTGTTTCGTTACGCCTATCTTGATGGACGCAGACGAAATGGCAAAGGTTACTGAAGCATTCCTCAATGGCGAGACCTATGAGCCGAAAGGAAAGCAAATAACCGAGTATCCCACGGCGTTCAAGGATTGGGTGAGGGAACATTCAACCGACATCGCAAAAGCTCGTGAGAGAGGAACTGAGCCGTATTTCATTCGCAATAATCAGATGGCGATAGATGAGATAATCAATCCGTCTGCCAAGAAAAAGACCGCTCTCGAAATCGCAGAGGAACGCCATGCGGCTCGTACATCAGAACAAGAGGATGCAATCCGTCTCAGAGCTGCCAATCGTCAAAAGGCTATCAGCGCAGGAAAGAGGTATCTCGATGAGTTCGAGGGCGTGGATAATGTCGATACATCGGCTTTGCGTGAGGCTTACGAGCATGGGCGTTGGGAAGATGTGCGCTCTGAGGCTCTGAAACTCGCTCAGAAGAAACGCTCTGTGCTTGAATATAGCATCGAAAAGATGAACGAGGCAAAGGACTACGGCGAGATTGATATAACTGCCCTGCAATCGGCTCTCAAATCGGGCAAGTTCGCTCAGATGCAGAATGAGGCGATGGCAATGCAGAAACTCATCAATCAGACGAAAGCGGCTGAGAATGCGATTTCTGACCTTATTCCTGAGGCTCACGAATGGCACAAACAATTCTCGATGGCAGAACTGCAACAGACCCATGCAGCCGTACAGAAGAAACTCAACGATATTTCGGGATTGCCTCTCGCTGAGCAAAAGAAGAAACTCGAAATGGAGATTAAGTATGTGGAAGACCCGACCTATCTCAAACCGCATACTCAATACCCGACATGGAAAGTCTCTCAGGATGCGTATATCAAGAAACTTAACGAGGTCGTTGTCAAGATTGAGATTGAGGCAGTCGAGCAGCAATTGGCAGTCGTTAAAGCATGGTCGGTCAATCATCCGAAGTCTCTCAATGTTGCTAATTTGCTTGCAGAGGCTCAGTCTGCAATCGCCAACAGCGAAGATATTACCATCATCAAGCAAAAGGCAAATCTCGCTATTGCTGAGCATCAGAAACGACTTGCAGAACAGGCGAGACGTGATGCGAAGAATGTCGGAAAGGTATCGAAAGATGTTACTCTTTTGCAGACTGATAAGGATGCCTATTCTCAAAAGAGAAAAGATGCCGCTATATGGTGCAAGAGTTCTCGTGAGAGTGATGACCTTTGGGGCGATGAGAGTGATGACCTTTGGAATAGTCTAACCCCTGAACAACAAAAAGCGTGGTATGATTATACCGCAGGTTCAGGACATATGAATAGACCTCTCCGTGGATATTCAGGCGGATGGGGTTGGGGTCACTACAAAGGCGTTGGCAATGTTCCTCTTGATAATGAGGGTGGAGAGGCTAACATCAGAAACCTCAAAGGTGTTCTCGATACGACCATATCCACTCAAGATAAATGGTTGCAGAGGGGTATTGAGACTTGGAGTGGCGTAGAAGGATTTATCGGAGTTCGTAATCTGACAAGGGAACAATTACGAGGAATGGTTGGCAGAATAGTAACCGATTATTCATTCATGTCATGCGGGTCAGCAAAAGGCACAGGATTTAGCGGAACGATACTCAACATATACTGTCCGAAAGGCTCAAAGACTTTCTACGCAAAGAGGCATTCAGCATATAAATCAGAAAACGAAACATTCATGCAGATAGGAGCAACATATAGAATTATAAAAGTTGAAGCTCCTGATTATGGAAATGTTTATATAGATATAGAACTAATCGGATATAAAGAACATCCGTTATTATAATCAAAGAGGCTCACCAATCGATGAGCCTCTTATTTTAATAGTATTTATGATAGAAATCTTTGAAATCGCCTCCCTCATTCCATTGTTCAAACCGATTATAGAGTAAGGCTTTCAGAGTTACAGGGGTGTCATCGAATTTCTCAAAGTCTTTTAATCCTGCCAAAAGATATTCAGTCAGAATTTTAGAGAGTAAATCGGAATGCTCATCATCTTTGCTTAGAGTGAGTTCAATCCATGATTTCTCATACCGCCATAGCATTCCCTTTGTTCCATCGTGCGGACATTCTTTCTCTCCTTTGTAGTATCTGCAATGATGCAATAAATCTTTCTGTGTCATATTAACTCAGTTTAATGTTATATAAAAATCATCGATGCCGAAACGCTCATCAAACTCTCTCACGACCTTAATCATTTCATCGGGCAGATAGTCGAGAGTCGTTGAAATGAGCGTCTTTGGTATCTCGTAGAATGCTCCTGCGAGTGAGCCGACAATTGCACCGAGGGTATCACTATCGCCGCCGTAGGATATTGCAAGCCTGATAGCGTCCTCGAAATCCTGAGAGAGTGAGAAAAGATGCAGGGCGAGAGGAACGCATCCTTGGCAAGTCTCATTCCATTCTCCTATCTTCGGGAGATTGGAAACATAGTCTTTGCCGTAGAGTTCTGCACACATATTCTGCACTTCCATCTTTGCGTCTTTCCAATGATGATGCGAGAGATACCAAGTAGCGAGAGCGGTTGCCATTGCGCCTTTGATGCCCTCATCGTGAGAATGGCTGCACTCAGCAGATTTCTTTGCTTCATCAAGAGCGGTGGTCGATTTATTGAATGCCCAACCAATCGGCGAAACTCTCATGGCTGCACCATTCCCGAAACTATCATACGGCTGAGGGTCATCTTGCCATATCCATCGAGAGAATGATACTCCGTATGCGCCTTTCGGATTGGGATATTTCCTGCACCACTCAATGAGGCTATCTTTGTAGGGAATGCCTCTCAGAATAGCGTCAGCAATGGCGACCGTGCAGACGGTATCATCCGTGAATGAGCTGTCCTGTGGGAAAAGCTCGAAATCATAATCTCTTGTGTTGTGAAATTCGTAGGTGCTGCCTATGATATCTCCTATTATTGCTCCTAACATAATTATTTTCCTTTCTTTGCGTGTGCTTTCCGTTCAAGTGTCCCGATGCGAATAACACACTTTTTGTTTTCGTATATATCCTTACCACGGATGGCATTTGTCAATGACTTGTATC